CAGTGTACTGCGGTTCTAGTTTCAAAAAATCACTGAACGAGTACTCGTTTCCATTGATATTGATTTTGCTGTCTCCATAGTGCTTCAGAGATGTCATAGCAAATCCTCACTTCAGAATCACAACGGCTCGGGATCACCTATTGGAGTATAGTTCTGACCTTTTGGAAGGTATTGTGTTTCTGGAACAGCAGTTTTTTTGGTGATCTTTGCTTTTGGCGAGATGAAGATTCCACCAAATCCACTCTGCTTTGAAGTAGGAGCAATTTTATTTACAGCGGAACTAGAAACTCCCGACAATGCCTTCAGAGTAGTCTGTGTTGATGCTCCATTTACTTGAGAGATCACAGAAGTCCTCAAAGTCTCACCAGTGGCTCGGTACGCAATCACATCTTCGTATAGTTTCTTTGTGTGTGTTGGTCCAAATGTGTAAAGAGTTCCGTAGTAGTCTTCGATGCTTGTATTACCAGTGTAACCCGTAACCACGATGTTATCGTAGATATTGCGGAGATAGTTGATGTTTGTCTGCACGGGCAAGAAAGAAAAAGATGTGCCGTTTGCAGTCCATCCGCTGCTTAACAGTCGGGGGAAGTCACCGCTATCACCGCTGCGTCCAAACATCACTGTAACACCCATAAGGTAGTAGTTTGTGTAGTCCGCAGCATTTCGGCGGATATACTGTGACATAGACAGACCATGTAGTTGTTCGACACTATTCACAATCATGCACGCACCGCTATCCACGCCAAACAAGTTTGCTGCTGAACCTCCCGAAACCGAGAATCCTCCACAAACACCATCAAACAGATTAAAACCAGTAACATCCGAGTCTTCTCGGGTAACCAAAGATGCACCAAGTATTCCTGTTCCGTTGTCACGATATGAAACAGTTCCACTAACACGACACAGGTTTCCAACAGGAAACAGAGAAGATCCTTCAGGACCGTTCATGGACAACAGATAAACCGTGTAGTCCCCAGAAAAGTCTTCTTCATATGGATTTTCGGCAGTAGCCCCCAACAAAGCATAGTTAGCCAATGCAAGGGTAACACCACCCATACGAATATGCACATCTTCCAGCCATCCCTTCAGGGGATAATCACCTGATGCTCCGCTTCCCACCATGAGAGGAGCAGTGCTGTTTCGGATAAATCCACACAAGCCAGGAGCAGAGTACAAAGATGTCCCATTCCAATAGGTCTTGATGGAAGCAGAACCTCCCCGAGATGCCCATGCAACCGCAAAATGATTCCATTCGTTCAAAGTAACTCCAGATGGAGACACATTAACCATTCCACGATAGCCAGCAGAGGCATAACTGGAATCTGAATAGTGGAACTGAATCTGATTCGATGATGTGTCGTATTCCAAACGGAAAGAATCGTTTGTGCTAGGGTTCACTCCATCGGCACTCCTCGTCACAATGATGTGATCATATCCTGAAGGGGTAGTTTGAAAGTATATCCACCCCTCTAAAAGAAAATATGGAGTGCTTGTCGATGTGGTGAACGCTGGCAACTGAATGCCTGCTGCTTTTTGAGCAGACAGATCGTTGTATGTGCCGCGAAACTGTGCTGCACGAATACCGATTCCACCAGAAATACCAATACTTCCAACCAATGGAATGAAATCGCTTTGGGTCACTCCACCAACCGCATAATTGTTCACAATCACTGGTATAACAGTTGTCTGAACTATTTCTTCGTTCAGTTGAAACTGCCCTGATATTGTGCCACGAAGAACCTGTTCCGTGAAAGGATTCACAGAAACCGAAACAGGAGTACTGACCACGGTTCTGTCGTCTGCATTTCCCGTATCTACCACAGATTGAACGGTGTAGCCGACCACTGCGTTACTCAACTCTTCGTCCACAATAACTGTTCGAACACCTTCATATGATGACAATGCGTAGTTAGAGGTGTCAAACCCTGTTTGAAGGTCGATCACCTGTCCATTGGCATCAAGAACAAGCAGTTTTTTGGTAGACATCGGTTCTCCTGTGGTCGTGTATCAATAGTAGTTGTTCACGGTGATCGTGTTGCTTGTGCGTACTGCGGGACCGCTGTAGCCTGGTGGATTTGCTGTATACGCTGCTGCTCTTTGTGTGGAGAATGTTCGTGTAAGTGCGCTTCCCGTATTGTATATGTCGTCCATGAATGCATAGTTGTTTGTAGCCGATGAAGGAGCAGCACTCCCAATCCATCCTGTCGAACCAGTGGAGAACCACATGGTGCTTCCTCGCGGAGCGTTGTACAACCACTGATTGGTTGTTGTTGTTGTGGCACTTCCATATGGAGCGCGTGTCATAATTCCTACGAAAATACCAGTTCCCATTGAAGGGTTCCATATGTGTCTAAGTGAACCACATCCTGTTAGCGAAGAGCCAGTGTTAGCGTTGCCCAATTGAATATTGAGGCCAGAAATTTCTTTTCCATTTCCACCATCCCACGAAAGTGTATGTGGAAAAGAGGTGGTGCCACCGCCTGTAAATCTAATAATAGAATTGTCGGAACAGGTAAACATGGTGTTTTGCGGTATATCGGTGTCGAATTCCCCATCAACGGTGGGAATACCACCTTGAGAATCACTCATAAACCCAACATATCTCGCCGCTTCATTCTGAGTTCCGTAACCAGAAAACGGCATCCCTACCTGTGCAACTTGTCCCCGAATTCGTACATCTGATCCATAACGACAATTTAATCCATATCCAAGATTACTGAACGGACTGTCGCCATATCCGATGCCATATGCAACAGGATGTTTTGTTGTCATCATACCGACTTGGTTCCAGTACACGAACCGAGATCCCCATTCGCACAGGACTCCGCTGTGTGTGTAATCACGAATGGCAAGACTGCCTTGAGATTGATTGAACTGCGCGCTCTGAAATACATGAATAGGAATATAGGTTTTACCGCTCACGCTCAAGTTTCCATCAACCTCCAACTCTGCCTCTTCTCTAACCAATACTGTTGAATAACCATTATTGTTAAAGTCATACAGAGAGATAGGATCTTCTCTGCCTGCCTCGCTTGTCATGCCACCAAACGCATAGGTGAATCCAAAGTTTGCAGTGTTCGTGATTCCGATGTAGGTGACACCACCAGGCACACGAATCTGAATCCCGCCTTTGCCTACTCCAAGATACTGATCAGAAACCGTGACTCCATCGGCTCCATCGTGATATGCAAAGAACTCCACCGTTGCTCCTGAAACGGTGTCGATGAACGATCTCAAGGCTTCGGAAACATCCATGCCAGGAGAATGTACCTTCAGACCCGTCAGAGATATTATTTCGTTGTATGACGGAGACAGCCCGCCAGTCCATGTGGTGGCTGTTCTTGTGCCTGTGGCAAATGTTCCGCCGCTGCTGATTTTGTTTATGCGGCAGAATGGAGTCCTGCCTGTCGAGGTTGTCTTGTAGCCCACGATGCTGTTGTATGTAACGCCCTTTCCGTTGGCGTTTCCGAACACATTTGGCGACATGAACATTCCAGTGCTGCCACCGAATGCGCTCATGCCTGGCAGCACAGGCAGAGACATATTCAAACGATATGTGCCTGGAATAGAGGTGGCATTTATAACAGTAGTGCTACCCAAAGTGGCTTTTGCTCCTACTCCAGACACATTCAAACCACCGCTCCAACAAGTCTGTATCCACGAACTCTGATCGGTGTCGTGATTGTTTTTGGGAAGTTGACTTTGAGCAGAAGAGTCAAAGTGACACAGACGAAGTGTCGATCCGCTGCTGACAGATACGCCACCACCGTGAGAAATCATCAGCACAGGAGTGTTCAGGAGCCGTCCTAGTTCTGCTATTACACCAGCGTTTAAGACTCCGCTACCGTAGTTTGTAGTCATATAATCTGATGCGTCAACACACGGATCACTGAGTAGAACAGAAGAGTCCGTAACAACCACCGAACTGCTATTTTCTATTCCATTTCCCCACCCCAACATACCTAGATGGCGAATGGATGCTCGCGCTCCACCTCGAAGAGTCATGCACTGTCGTGCATAAGTACGATTTCCATCACCGCCAATTGTTCGTAGTCCCTGCAATCCGTTTGCGGGTGCAAGAGTCGCGCCTGTGTTGATTTGGCTGTATGACTTGCCTTCAATGTCTCCGTTAACCAACATGAGGTTTCGGATGGATCGAACACTACAACCATCCAAGACAAACGGAACAGGCTTGCAGTTTGTGCTGCTGGCGTTATCAGAATATACCTTGATCACAACAGGGTAGTTCGACAAGATGTGCGGATCGTCAGTTACATGAACTTCGCCACTGTTTCTACTTGGATATGTCACATTCACCGACCGAAGTGGATTTAGTCCATAAGAAACCACATTGTCTGTTGCCCAGGCAGGAGTAACCTGCGTGTTGTTTGCATTAACCCCGAATGTTGGTCCATAGAATCCGTTTGGAGCAGCGTACTGCGGCTCGGGATAGTTGCTGTCTATACCGCCGTAAGACAATCCTGTTCCCAATCCTGGCGCAATTCTTCCGTTTACAACAGCAGATCCCATTGGATAGGTGTTAGGTCTGCCGTCAAGATTAATGTTTTTGAATTGCAGACGCAGATTGAATCCATTCGTGGATGCGTCTTCGATACGGGCAAGACCCGTAATCGCAGTGGCTTCTTCGTAGGACAGACCGTGATTGAAACAAGCACGACCCCAGTTATGCGCCTTCTGATATTTGCTGCCAGAATGAACTCCGTTGTACGGGTCTTGATATGTGCGGTTGTAGGCAGCACCCATAGCGGCATTAGAAATTGCGACATATCCGAAGTTGTCTTCCGCCGTGAATCCGTGGGCAGTGGTTCCGCTTCCAGCAGGATAAGAAGCAGCAGTGTCGCCGTATGCGTGCTGCGCCCGCCACAGGTTCACAGTTCCAGTGTGACCGTAGTGCGTCCAACGAGACAAATCCCACGAATAGTCAGAAACACGATACAGATATCGCTGCTTTAGTCCAGCGGGATCACCTTGGATGACGATACGCTCTCCCTGCGGATGGGAAAGATTGTCTGGAAATGGGTTCGTAGTAACGGTGTTCGCATCATAAGTGTACCCGTAGATGCCCTTCTGAAACTGAATTGTCAGAACAGAATCACCGCTAATGATGTAATCCTGTGCCTTTTCCCAAGCCTTCTTCAGGGTGGCATACGGCTTTGCGAGGGTTCCATCACCGCTGCTGTCGTTGCCCCATGTCAAGCCTGTCCAGTTTCCAGCAGATCCCGTCTTGCCCAACCCGTTGTTCGGAGGAGCAATGTAGATGGTGGTGTCTTCCGCGATTACCCGCAGGTTTTCGAGGTTGGTATTGCCAGGAAACGGTAGACTTGAGTATGCCATATGCCTCTATTTATCCTTTACGCGATGCGGATGGCGTATCCATGTACATATGCTAGTGCATTATTGCCTTGCATAAATACAGTTCCTGAATGTGTAGCAGCAGAACCACTTCCGAACATCGTATCCACTGATGGTCCAGAACCAGCATAATAAGCATTACCATTTGTCGTAGAGAGGTCTACCCATGTTCCACTACTCAAGACCGTTGTGGAGGTAGTACCAAGACTGTATTGAACTCCACTAACGGTTGTGGTTGGTGTTGATCCTTTTACCTTAAACCTCAACCAGTTACCACTACCAACTGTCCACACTTTAGCCATTATGAAAGATAGGTCTTCATCCGTTCCAGTAGAGTCGTTTTCATTTGCCATAAGATAGACAAACCAAGTTCCAGCAGGAAGAGGAGTAGTTGTTGCGTAATCACCGTATGACAATAGAGGAACAGCACATCCAATGTTTCCATTAGAACCACTCACATCATTGTTCAGTTTCGCCATCACATTGGTATTGCCGCCAAAGTCACCCACCCGCAGAGTGCCGTTCACATCAAGGGTGGCTCCGTGTGAAACGGCTCCAGTTCCAATCCCAACATTTCCTGTTTGGTCAATGTAGAGCCTAGTAACAGAAGCAGAATCATTCGCTCCTCGTGTTGCGACTTCCCATGCAGTATACTTCAGTGATTGGGTGCTGTATCCGTTGAATCCAAAATATCCAACAGTTGTTCCGTCTTGTTTTGTTGATATAAAGTAAGCGTCATCGCGGTTGCTGTTTATCCGATTTCCGCCAACGCTCAATATGAGTGGATTCGTTGTTGTGCTGTCTCCCGCACCAGAGAACAGTATGTCGCCCGTATTTCCGTTTCCATAAATACGCATCCGCTCGGTGCCGCTTCCGCTGTCCCCGCTTGTGTTCGTGTAGAACACCAAGTCACCGTTCGAGCCACCTACATTCCGTGTCCGCAGGTCGCGCACAAGCAGGCTGTTGTACGGCAGGTCGATGCCGTCAATAATGGCAGCACGGGTGTACGGCTTTGCCTTGATGATGTACCGCACCGCGAGGTACGGGGGCATATTGTTGTGGGCGGTGTTGGAGCCTGTTGAATCAATCACAAGAGTGGCATTGGATAGTACATCTAATTGATTTGAGCCGAGGGAATCGGCGTTGGTTGCTGTGACCGCTTCACCACTCTTTGATCGTCTTGAAAGTTTATTGAATTCTGAAGAATTCGAATAAGAAATAGCACCCTCATGCACATAAGGATCAGTAACACTGTACCCGTGAGTGTGCGAAGGCATCTCTGCGGTTGTCAGAGAGTGCCGCTCTTCGCCACCCAATGCGCCAAGCGTGTAGCCACCGCCTATTGCAGATAGGTTTGCACCATCATTGTCGGGCAGTTCTCCGAGTGCAGATGTGTTCGTACCAACCGCAAACCGTCCACGCAGATCAGGAACCTCAAACGCCTCAAGAGAAACTGCTGAAACAGGATTGTTGGTGTGAACGATTGTTCCGCTGCTGTTCAGCAGACGGTATCTTGCACCGAAAGCAGAAGACAGATTGTATAAGAAAGTCTCTCCCGCTCCGCGCTTGAACAGCACATTAGGATACACAAACTTTCCGCCTTCGTACTTTGGCAGAACTTCAACCACCGCTTCGGTGGCAGTAAAAGATATGATTCGAGCGGTTATGTCTGCTTGTGTATCATAACGAAGGTCTTGACCAGTTGCTGGTTGATTCGTGTTCCAGTTTGCCGTGCTGTCCTTGAACTGTATGAACCAGCCAACCTGTGTTCCTTGTGTATTGAAAGCAGATGCCGTAATTTTTGCCACATATCCGTATATGGGCGCGCGGTCACCGCTAGTGTTTTGCAGTTTAGCGTACAGTTCAGGATACGCGCTAACCGAATACGATGCACCATTGCACTCCAGCCAAGTGTCGGGAATAACTGTTCCCGCATACGGCATGATCGTACCCACAGGCTGAATCTCGTCCACGGCAATAGTAGATGAGCCACCGATCTGCGTTCCAAGGTAGTTCATCACCAAGTAACCGCTGCCGTTCGTGTTTTTCGTCAGCACAGGCTTCACGACCGTACCCACCGCGCTTGGCGGCGAGGCATCAAGGCTTCCGCCAGCGGAACTGGACAGGAACATCACGGGAGCCGACACACCAGAGAGCGAGGGAATGTCGATGTATCCGTGATAGGTGACTTGGAAATTGTCCGTGTCATCCACCTGATTCACCACGCCTGCAACCTCGGCGTTCGTGGCGGTATCGGCAAGGGCAAGCACATACTTCGGGGTGGCGGCAGTTCCGTCCCAACGAATGACACTGCCCACGGTGAACCCGTGTGCTGTTTGGGCAATAGACTCCTTCAGAGTCTTTGCAACCGCTGCGCCGCCTTGTAGTATAAGTGATGATCCCATGTGGTGTTCCTGTTTCTGTTTACCGTATCACATCAACCGACAACCATGAATGTTATGATGTTCCCTGCTGAAAACTCTCTTAGAGTATCCGTATTGGATTGAGCCAAAATTATTGCAAATTGTGTCGTACTTATGATACTAACGGAAACTTGAGTGCGGTTGTCAACGCCCGACACTACTTGTCCAAGAGAAGAAGCAACCACAGAATAATTTGTACTTGGCATAGCCGTGGTCATTGTCACGGTTATAGTTCCAACACCTGTTCGCACCGCACTTGCTATATTTCCACCAACAACACTGGATGGATTACTAGCACCATTAGGATTTATTTTTCCCCACGACCGTACTGCAAATATAGGAGCAGTCCCGCTCGGAGCATCAAAAGTTGCGCCACCCAAAACAATACCAGAGGATGCCTTTACCGTACCGACCACATCAAGAGCAACAGCGGGAGAAGCGGTTCCTACACCAACTCTGTTATTGATTCCATCAACACACAGTGTTGCCGAATCATTATCACCGCTAAACACAAAACCCTTCTGTGTGCTTGATATGGGACGAAGACGCAAGAAATCAGGAGTATCAGCGTCATCGTAAAGCCTCAAACCAACAGTTACACCACTGCCACTAGTCCTTGTATACAGAGTGAATCTACCGTAAGCAGTTAATGCATCATCACTGTACAAAGTAGGAGTCACCGTGAGTGCGCCACCCGTAATACCAAAATTACCACGGAACGATCCTACATTACCAGCAATACTGAACACTTCCGACAGGCTGACAGACGATCCCACACCCACATTGCTGTTGTCTGCAATGCTCCACCGAAGCACGGGACTGCTTCCCGATACGCCCAACACCAGAGCCGAGCGATCTTGCGCTCCCGCAAGGCTGCTCAAGTAGCCTGCGGCAGCAGGATTGGGACGAACTCCCGTACCGATCACCAAGTTTGCCGTGGAGTATTCCGTACCAATCACGGCTTTGCTCACAGCAGTCACGCCCTGTGCTGCATCGCCAGTGTTTCTCACTACAATGAGGTCTTGACCCTGTGGTGTCGCGGCAAGAGTCTTGCCCAAGCGCATCGCGCCGTTCACATCCAGCGGAAGCAGTATGCGGCTCCGATCATCGGTTCCCGTGTTCCACGCAGACCACTGTCCTCCGATTCCCACATAACCTCCGCACGATCCAACCGTGGCGGTGTCGTACTGATATCCCGTGGAAATGGTAATGGTTTCCTTGCCGCCAACAGTGGTGTCGTACACGCCAATCGTCAGGTCGCCAGTGATTCCGCTGCGGATGTCACTCACCAAGAATTCGGTCAAGTCCGCAGCAGTTACACCCACAGCCGCGCCACGAACATCTCCGCGATACGAGAACAGGTATCCGCTGCCTGCGCCTGTAGCCATGAACAGGGGCTTACGAACCTGTCCGTCTGCTGATGGAGCAGATGTTGTATACGATGCCGTTGCGCTCTCGAACGCGCCGCTTGTACCAGCGCAGTTCGTGTTGAGGAAATGCACGCTTCCGATGTCGCCCGAGAGTGAAGGAGACAGACCCGCAACATCAAAGAATCCGTCCATGAGAATATCAAACGACTCGTATGCCTGTGTGCCTGATCCTGTTGCGCCGATCAGGTCGATCACCATGCCCGCGACTTCTGCCTCCTCCGAGGAGTTTGCCTGAGCCTTTACATAGATGCCGCCTGAATAATTTGCTTCAAGGGTTTCTCCTGCGCCAACGCTATAGGAAAGCGTGACACCAGTGGGGTAAGCCTTGAACCGCACCACATCGCCCTTGTTGAAGCGGTTGATCTGAAAAATGCGAGTGGCAACCGAAGAAGCATTCGCAAGGTTCAGCGGCGAGGCAAGCACACCACCCGTGAACGGCAGCACAACCGCCGAGGTGGAACTTGTTGCAATGAGTACAGCCTTGTGAACCGATCCAGATGCAGTAGGCTGAACTGAGGTGAGTTTTCCTGAGTTGTAGGGTGACAGGTAGTAGGTTCTGCCTGCCTGTAAAGCACCACCACTGTCGGTTTCGCCAGAAAAATCACCAATTATTTCACCGATGAAGGTGAGTTCGAATGTGGTGGAGTCTATGGATTTAGAAACGATTCCGAGTACTTCTGCGTTTTCTGAAGAGTTACCCAATGCACGCACATAATCAGTGCCATCAAATCGCACAACGGCTCCAATATTGAACCCGTGTGCAGTCGCTGTCTTAACCACTTTTCTGTTTGCACCATCCGAAATATTCACAAACGGACGGGTTCCATAAGCACTACCGCTGTACACCTCAATGAAGGCAGTAGAACCAGTAGGAGCATATCGCTCAAACTTTAGTGTTCGGTCGTATGTGGTTCCTGTTCCATCCAAACGGATCTGTAGTCCGTGTTCGGCTGTTCCGCCTCCGTCTATGCGAATACCGCTGCCGTGAACAGGCAAGACTCCGCTAGAGTGAGGAACGATTCCGAATGTTGATCCGTTTATTCCAATGTGCGAGTTAGACCTCCACACACCAGTCAGACCATGAACCTGATCGTATTGCCACAGCCACTCTGCGGTGTTTCCGCTGCCACGCTTGAGCAAAAGACCACCACCGCCAGCGGTGTTGATGTTTGCATCACTCGCTGCTGCCGTGTCTCCTAGAACTATAGCGTAGTCATCAATCGTGACAACATTCGCATTCACCGTGAATGTGCTGGCATTGAATGTAACATCCCCGTTGAATGTCACTCCGCTGCTGAACACCACGGGATTCAGGAATGTGACTCCCTTGCCCACATTGTCTGCAATTTCGGCTTGGAGTGTTCCGCCAGCAGCAGTGGAAACAGAGATAGACGAAGAACTCACGCCTTCGTACACCCGCATCTTGTTCAATTTATATGTCTGCGTGTTCGTGGTGTCACGCCAAACATTAAAGTTATCACCCAACTCCACGCTGGGAATCTGATAGGTGTTTACATCTGGTCCTGTGCTTGCTGCCATAGGTTAGTTGCTCTTCCGTGTGTTCAGTAGCGACCGTATTTCCTGAAGTTCCGCTTTCAGGGTATTTATCTCGGATTTCAGTGACTCCACCTCTTGCTCCGCGTTCTTTTTTGCTCTGAAGTCTTCCGCAGTCTTCGGATCAACCAAAAGCACATGAGTGTTCAGCGGATGCCTAGTGTATCTGCTCATTGAATGAAACTCACCGTTCGGATGTTTCTCGCAGCAGGAGTCTTGTAGTAGGTTTGTGACGAGGCGTTCGTCAGCAAGTCTACGCGAATCTGATAGGACTTGAATGAACTGCTTGTGGGTGCCACTCGGAAATACACTTCACGGAAATCAATCTCGCTGGTGCTGTTGAATGCACCCGTGACCCGTGTCGCGGTCTGCCAAGTCTTGCTGAAAATGTCATCCTCACCCTCCACGCTGAATCGGTAATACACCGCAATCGAACTTCCTGTTGGAATATTTGAATCGACAAACACCGCTAGTCCGTTTGAAGCCAGTTCCTGCGGCAACTCTACCACACGCGAAACATAGGTGGATCGGGTCAACGCAGATGGCGAGAACAGGGTCATGCTCGCGGCATAAAGGGTTTGAGTGTCTACCACTGGAGAAATAGTGGTGTCTGAACCCCGAGTCATGGTGTATGTAAGGGTGGGATCACTGGTGAACAGCGAGGTCAAGTACAGAGATTCCCTGTTCAAGAATGTCACTGAATTGCTGCCTGCTCCAATCGTTCTGCTGATCGTGCTTCCTTCAGGAATTATTTCAGAAGAGGACAGGTTCAGAATCTGTGCGTTCGTGGCAGAGAACACTGTGTAGTTCACGGTTCCATTCGATTGGAACTCGCATCGCTTCACCTTGAACATGAGATCGGTAACATTGTCTGCCACCGCTGAACCGATTCCTTGTGGTGCAAACAGAGTACCAACAAGTTGATTGTTTCCTGCTCGTCCCGTAGTGGCATCCTGATTCTGCAAACCGTTGATTGCCGAATCAGCCGCATACAGTTCGTAGTCATCACTGTTTGCCAGCACACAGATTGCATACTCGCCTGGCTCAAGGTAAACAGGACTACTGAACGCAAATTGTGTTTCCGTGGGCGACACGGAGTTTGCGTTCACTGCGCTAGGCAGCAGCGTGACTGTGCTGAATGGCAGCACAACAGATGGTGACGGATATCCAGATATTGTTGGGCGGATCTGTACCGTGACAGGAAGAGCCGAGTCTTTCTTGCTGAAATACAGGGACACGCTGCTCAAGAATATTCCGTTCGGATTCGTCTTCTTGTCCACGAAGAATGTCTGCGAAAGCGGATCGCTCCAGTGAGTGCTTTCCACCGAATCAATATCTCGGTTGAACGGGTCTTTGGAGACAGTTTCGCTGCTTGTGAGTTGCCGCCGCAGTTCAGGTGGACGAGTGGAATACGAACCCGAATCTCGTTGCGGAATCAATCCAGCACAGTGGTAGACTGCTTCTGCCGCTATGGTGGAATTTGCAACCACAGAAGAATCAGAAATTCGCACAACTCTGCTGCCACTCAAGAAAGTGCCAGCACTGATGCCAAACGATACCGAACACGATCCACTAGCGTCCGTGGATATGCCTGTCTTGACCGCTTCACCATCAAAATACAGGGACAGTCCTGTTGCATTTGGCTTCAGTCCTTTGACTGTTGCAGTAACGCTCGTCTGCACAGGAATGTACGGAACCACGCTCTGATCCACGACACGAGAGCCAATGGTCTTCTTGATGCGGTTCTTCAGTCTGCGTGTGCGGATAAAGTTGCTGGTCTTCTGATTGGTTGATTCAATCTTTCTTGACACACCAAACCGAACACTTCCAGAGTTCACCGATGGAATGGCAGAATCAGAATTCGCGTGGGGAAGTTCCACGATACGCTTCTGAATATCATCCTGTTCTTCTTCGATCTGCTCAATACCTGTCCACAGGCTTTCCCAATCGTTCCACTGCGTACCGAATCCACGGTCATTGTTGGCGTTGGACGACAGCCAGTTGTCGTTTTCCATCAGGGCATTCGTCTTTACAACAGGACGGTATCCCGTGTCGTAGTACGGCTGAACCGAACGGCTGAGTTTCATAAATCCAAGCCAGTTCACCGTGTTGGACGGGTTGATCTTCACCGTCTTGGTGTACTGCGTGTTGGAGATATAGGTTGCTCCACTGTAATTAAGAGTAAGCAATCCATCCGAAGACAGTGTTGTGCCGTTGTGGGAAGGCGCACCAAAACTAATGTTCTCTGTGCGGAAGAACGGACGCAACTCGCCTCGTTCAAAATCAATAGAACACAAGTGCTGATTGCCTGAAACATCGGCAACAGAGTGTCCGTAGAATTCATCGGAGAATATGGAAGTCTTCAGTGGTTCAGTTGCTGCAACAGCAGTACGCAGAGAACGAGCCTCTATTTCTGATTCAGACAGAGACAGTTTTGCAAACACCTCTACCTCGTCCACCCGCTTCTCTATCTTTCCGATGTCTGCCATCGTGTACCGTTTGCTGTCCACAGGGGTGATAACCACATCGCTTGCGTCATGTGTGTATGCAGGAACAGTCAAAACGGCAAGAACAAGTCCTTCCGATGGATCGGGTGGAGCAATAGGAGACAGGTCAGGAGTTCCACTAATCAAGAAGAACAGCGGAGATCCGTCCTCGGGATCTGCTTTCACGCACAGTTTGTCAATGCGTGGAAGATAGTGGCTGTAAGACACAACGGTGTTTTCAGCAGAACCAAACTCATACAAACCGTAAGGCTTGATCATCTGTGTGGTGCTGGTTGCAAGTGTTCGGCGGAAATCCAAGCAATTTGCCAGCGATACCGTCTTTCCTGTTCGTGGATTTGTGTAGAGCGGTATCTTGTCGTAAGAGAAATCAGGGTTGCTGCTGTGTACATACGAGTGCTTGCCGATGAACGGCGCAGAAACCAATCCCTGATGGCTGAAATACGAGAAGGAAACGGTGATGGTTCGAACTCCACCAGTCGTAAACAGAGCATTATCTGTTTCCGTGTCCTTGACAAATATCTTACCGTTTGCATAGTGCGTTTCTTGTTGCCCACCGTCCAATTCAAAATACTGTGTCACATCTGTGGTGACAGCAGGAGATCCACTGGTGTAAGTAACAGAAGACACCGCATACACATCGGCTTGGTTCAATGTAAAGAACTTTCTGCCAAGTGCGTCTGTGCTGAAGTTTGTAGTAGTGAATTGTTGTGTGCTGTTTGTGGAAACCTTGTAGCGATAAGTTGACAGTGTTCCAATGTTCGGAGTGTACACAACAGGCATAACCGCACGAAGACTACCAGCCGTACCAGCAGTGAATCCCGCAGGAGCGCCAGTCACCGTAAGCGTAACTTCATTCAGAGAAGAGTTTGTTGACAGTGTTCCGTTTCTCGGAGAGAACGATATAGAATCTCCACGCACAAAAGAAATTTCGCTAATGTCATCAGAACTTGGGTTGTTTGTTCCGTAGTTTTGGAAAGCAAACACACTTGAATCATCTGTTCCGATTGTGCTGCTGAAGTGATTCTTGTTTATGGTGTAGGTTGTGGAAGTTCCTGTGGTAGAAACTGTCACAGCAGAAGACACATCACCCACCAGTTTTGTGTATACCTTTACAGAACTGATTGCATCCAATGCGTAGCCTGGTTGTAGTTCGTACACCAGAGACAGATCATTTGCTCCTTGGAAAGCACCAAACGAAGTTCCTGTCTGTGGAACAAACTGACCCAGTGTTTCTCCACTGGCGTTGTAAAGATTTCCCGTGACACCTGTTGCTGCACTACCGCTCATGCCGTAGAAGAACAGTCTGTAATTATAACCTGTTGCACCACCAGGTCCACTAGTTACCGCTCTCTCGGGAGTCGGCAAGGCTCCGTGAACACGACCCCTACCAACAATTGCACCAGAAGCGTTGCGGAAAATTGCCTCAGCAGAACCCATGCTTATGGTGGCTAGGTTTGTAGAGAATGTGGTTCCGAATCCTGAAGCCGTATTTCCCATGCAAACGCCAAGGTAGTTTCCGATGCCAAAAGGATAGGACTGACCTGTTTCCGTCTGCGTTGTTCTGGCTTTTCCTAACTGTAGTGTCTGTGGGTGTACATTTTCCACTTCATGTCCAAGCACATAAGCCTTTCCGCTTCCGATTGAAAGGGAAAGAGCCGAATCAGATGTTCCATTCTTCACCGTGAGGTCAAACGGATTGACCATGTACGATCCCGACTCATCGTATGTGCGGCGAGCCAAAGCCTTTTCGATTTCACCGTATGTGATGCGGTCAACCTTCTTTGTGATCTTGCCGTTCTCGAAACGCAGCAATTCAACAAAATCATCGGTGGTGGCATCCAAATCCGTCTGATCAAGGGTCAGGACTATTTTGTAACGATCTGCTCCTGGCGCGTTGTAATTGTACGATCCGATTGCAGGATCGCGCAGAGTGGAGTCTTCCTGTTCCGTGATGGAGTCACGGGTAACGGTGAAGCCAATCTTCTTGGACAGCGTTTCAAATGCGGAGAAAGACAGGTCGCGGTAGGTCAGATCAGCAGTGGTGTATGGCGAGAAATGCTGTGTGTCAGTTCGTGCAAAGAAGCCGTCAACATAGAAAATTCCGCTAGAAACGGTGACTAGTTTGCAGTTGCCTGCCGTGGGATACGATTCTGTTGGAATCGCAAGTCCGTTCAGGGTAACAGCATCCTTCGAAAAATTGCAAACACCTGTCGAAAAACTCGTTCCAGACACAAAGTCCACAACAAGAATGAGATAGTTGTCGTAATCTGCATCAGGCTCAATGTAGTGTACGATTTTTGCCTCGGTGTTGTCACCCGCCACAGGAGACACCAATACACCGCCCACAAGAGAAGAGTAATCGGTCACGCCCTCAAGAGCAGTGCCATCGCCCACTTCCACGCGAATGTATGACGAGTTTCTTACACTGATGCCGCCGCCAACAATACGCGACCCGTCCTTGAACAGGTGGTCACCGATTTTTGAAATCTGATCCTGTAGGATGGTCTGCAACTGCGTGAGTTCACGCGCCTGCAAAGCGTAACCAGGCTTGAAGAGGACACGCAGGAACCCCTTGTCTGCATCAAAGTCGTCATAGTACGGATTGATGTTGAAAATTCGTGGGTCGTAAGCCATATGTTCCTCTTAGAAGCCTAGTCTGAGCCTGAATTCTTCTTCTTGGGCGCGTGTTCTCTGAATGGGTCGCACATTGTCTATGTATAACACCTCGCCCGAGGTTCGATCTATCTCAGGCAGGTCAACCGAAGCCACAATATAACCACTCAATTGAGTGCCAGTCAGCCCATCGGTCTGCACGCTCTTGAACTCTCCAAGCACATCAGACAGATACAGTTTTCCATACGAACTGTTGACAAATTCCCAATTGTAGACCACTCCGCGAGCATAGTGTCCGAACTGTGCAGTCACTCCTTGCTCAATCACATCTCCATTGCTATAGGAGTTTTGGGTGAGCGTAGAGTATGTGGTGTCGATTGCTCCTGTGGCAGCACTGACGCTAGTGGAAATGTGCAGCACATGAAGTCCTCGGTATGAGGGAGTTTGATCAAGATCAAAATAGGCTTGGCTTGTCTCGACAACCTTGTACAGAGTTTGGTTGTTTGCAGAGTCCGCAACGAATTGAGCCGCACCAAGTCCATCGGTGTTGGTTACCCAAACACTCTCTCCGTATCGCGGGGTCACGCTTGAAACAGTTCCTGTAGCCGTAGAGTCTGATCCAACCACAGAATAGCCACTCACAAAACTGTTGTCTGTGGTGAGCCGCACATCTAGCGTTCTTCCGCTGACAGTCAAAACCTTGGCACTAGAAATCAGATCATATCCATAAGAAATTCCCGATCCCAAAACTGTTCCTGCGGGAATGGTCTGACTGACAATTTCGTTTTGCAAAAAGTTAGGACTCAAATCAGCGTTCATCGTAAGCACATAATCGTTGTTTCGATCTTGCTTTGTGATGAAGCGTCCAGAGGTGTTCAGAGTTTTCAGAGTGATCGTGTTGTTTGTCGTGGAAGTAGCCTTGACTTCAGATACCTTTGCAGCCGAGTATGACTCTTTTCCGATTATGAGGTTTGCGGCACTCAAATCGAAGATGCTTTGATCCACAGCCGTGCCTACAGGTATGAGAGTTATGTCTCTGTAGTACAGATTTTCTTTTCCTGCAACAACTCCTGTGCCATCTCCCAACAGAGGATTCTTGATGATTCCAAATTGTCTGTAGGAACCACCACCCACGATATTCTCTGCATCGGTTTCGGAAACCTCTACGATGATCAAGATATCCTTTACATTCAGTTCTTTGAGAATGTTGCTGCCATGACCACCCTTGGGAGACAACACCACACGCAAAGAAGGATGAACAGTAACTGCATTTTTCGGACTAGTTACTTCTGCAAGAATCTTGGAATAATTAGATCCGCCGTTAACCACCTCAACAGATGATATCGTTCTATCTGCGGTCATCACGGGATAAGCATATGCGCCGCTGCCGTTGCCTGTAATCCTGATATAGGGAACGATTTCAATAGAAGCAAAATTGCCGTTGCCACTCGGATCAATAGTAAAATCAATCTCATCGTCTTCGACAGTGAACACATACTCATTTGTTCCAGCAAGCACATTCGTGATGACTGCATAGTTGTTGATCTGTGCAGAATTGACGGTAGAACTATCGACACGAACCATGTAACCAATGTAATCATTG